CCTATCTTCATTGTTTATGATGATGCAATATCTTAAAACTCAATTCGATTTTATTTGGGTAATTTCTCACTTAGAGCAAATGAGAGATATTGTAGATGGACTTATTGAAATTAAAAAGATAGATGGGTTCTCTAAGATTAACTTTTAGTAACTGGTAATACATTTTTGGGTGGGGTTCTTTTTAAGGACTCCACTCTTTCTTTTATAAGGGTTTCTACTAACCCATTTATTTTATATCCTCTCTCTTTACAAAATTCCTTTAATGCTTGGTGTATTTCTGCATCTATTTGTATCATTGCGTACTTTTTCATAACTTTCTTTAGTTTTCTTTAGTTTTCTATATATAATTATAATGATAAAAAATATTAAGAATATTTATCAATAAGATTAATAGAAAACATACATGGCAAGAATCAAAAAATATGGTATAACATACGACCAACCATTAAGCGCATATGGTACATTCGTATTAGATACAGAACCAAATTCAAAATATTTTAAAGTAACTCAATTTAAAGATACTTTTACCGGTGGTAAAAATGGATTTTTAATTGAAGGTAGTAAACATTTACTTGAAAGTACTGAATTAAAAGTACAAGTATTAGATGTTGCGGGGAATCCATTGTATGTTGAATATGGAAATGGTATACCTGAATATTATGAAGGTACATCTAAATTGGTTGCTGTTTATGTTTATGAAGATACTCCAATTGGAGAAGCAACTATTACAATATTAGGCGAATTAAAAACATATGAAGATTCTGGTGGAGTTACATTAGATATTCCAGATGATTGGAAAGGAAATTATAATGTTAAATGGAATAAAAAATTTACTATAAATAGACTTTTATCAAATGAAGATAAAGTTAGATTTTATAGAAGACCGGCTATTAGTATAGATGAAATAGTTAAACCTGTATTTTCTACAACATTTGCTACTGTTACTAAAAAAGGATTTGTTAATGGTACTCCTATTGTTCCTGTGGCAGGTACTTACATATCTGATTATAAATTACCTACATCATATAAATTAACAACAACTGATAATACAACATGGACCGGTTCTATGGTAGGTAGTTCAATTGAACTTACTGATTTGGGATATACAGCAACAATATCAGATGTTATTAATAAAAACGAAATATTAGTTACTCAGCCATATACATTAGATGGGATAGTTGAATCTTTTTCTGGACAAAGATATACATCTTCTTTTAATTATATTGAAGGTATTACAAATATAGCAACTGTTTTGACTGGTTCTTTTGCTAAAATTAATATTACTGATTTAACAACATTTGTGGGTGATGTTAATAGAGTTAAAATATTTAGAAAATCTCAATCACAAATTGGAGATTATCAATTTATTCAAGAAATAAAATTAGAATCAAATGAATTATTAGTTGATTTAGAATCACAAACAACTAATTTAGATTACTACGGAATTTTTACAGAAGATGTAATTAAAAATTATTGGGTAACTTCATCTAATTCATTAACTGCTACATTTAATCAAAATTATTTATATGATTCTGTTAAATTAAGTAGTAATACATCTAAATATTTTCATACATCAAAATCATTATCAACAACAGAAGGTAAAGAATATACTTTAAGTTTTAATATTAGAGTAAGTGGTAGTATTGATTCTTCTAACTATGTTAGAGCATTTTTAAGTGGTTCAAAAGAATCAACAAATGGAACAATTCAAGTAGAGCAAAATATTACAACAATAACATCTCAAAATAGTTTATTACAAAAAACTACATCTACTGATAATATAGAAGCTGAGCAAATAGATAATCCTAAACTTTATTTTGAAGTTGTTGGAAATAATTGGTACATATCAAATGTTAGTTTTACATCTGCACAAGAGACAGCATTTTCTCCAGATGAAATAACATTTATACAATCAGTACCAAGAAGTTTACCGGTGGAAACATTTGATTATAGATTTGAATTTTATGATATAAATAATAATTATATTCCTGTATTAGTTGAAAAAACAAAAACATTTAATGGAGGTAATTTACAAAATATACAAAAAAGTTTAGTATTTAGTCCAAGAAGTTTAACGTTTCAATTTGATTCTGGTTCAAATCCAGTACCACCAACTGTAGCTGGATTTAGTGTTACTAAAAATTTATTAACTGGTTCTGTAACATATACATCACAATCTTATGATTTTGATGGTAATGAATTATTTGCTGCAGATTATGCTGGTTATATAACTAATGGTGGTGGATTCCCTGGTTTACTTGATGATTGGAAAACTGATTCACCAAGTATGACTGTTGGACATTTTACTGGTTCTAGAGAAAATAAATTAGTTCAAATTGTAAAAATAACTGGAGAAGTGGAAGGTTATACAGACACAATAATTTTTACAAAAGTATTAGATGGATTTGGTGGAGTTAATCATTTGATTAGACCTTATAGAGGTACTCAAATTAGAAATAGCAGTACTCAAAGTTTAGAAATACAAGCAGTAAGAATTGATGGTGTTAATGATATTGAATTAAGTAGTACAACTCAACCATCAAAAGGATGGCCAACAATTCAATTGCACGTATTACATACAGCTTCTGCTGACTGGTCTGTTCCTGAAAAATTTATAAATCTATCGGTTGCATCTTCAAGCAAATATGTAAAAGGATTAACATCTGGCTCATTAGGTAGTGGTGAGATAAATTATAACGCTTCATTTGATAGAGATTCTATTGATACGAGAAGAACAATATATTTAATGTCATCAGCATCAGCTGCATCAGGTCCGGCATATCTAACATCTGGGTCTGTATTAGCATCTATTATATTAGAAGATTTACAAGATGGATTAGATACTGGAGTAATTGCATACAATACAGATGCATTTAATATTAATTTTAGAAATAATTTAAATTTCACTCCTCAGTTTGCATATGCAACTGCATCGTTTACTATAAGAGGAACAAATGGTGAATTGGTAACATCATCATTTAAGGTGTATCCTTCAATGTCAATTAACGCAGATTACACCCCAGAATATTGGATGTATTATACAACACAAAGTTGCTATACTGCTTCAATAGCTGTTAGTGCAATTGATGAAAATAAAAATCCAATATATGCTGGTGCTGTTAATGGGTTAGGATTACCTAATAAGCAAAGTAAAAAATTAACTATAACATTTACATATACTGAACCATATACTTTATCACAAACAAGTATAGATAAAACATTTACAATTGTACCTGATGGTAAACCTGGTGATGAAAGTATTGTATTTGAAGTTAATCCATTAAATATAAATTTAAAAGCAAATTCAAGAGGAGAAGTAGCAAGTTATCAATCATCTATTACTGATATAAAACTTAAACAAGGTTCTAGATATTTGGTATTTACATCAAGTATTTCTCAATCGGGAACATTTTATATTGCAAAAGAATCTATAATAACATCAAGTATAACTGGTGGATTGGTTCATTTTACTTCATCATTTGGTGTACCATATACTGCTTCACTAATAGTAAGTGCTTCATCTGGATTATGTGCATTGAGTGGTAGTATTACTTACCCATTAGTAATTCATCCATATTATACATCATCAATATATACACAAAGTGTTGTACAACAATATACAAAAATATTAGATGGTCCACCACCAATAGAAGTTATTATAACTCCACTTTCTGCAAATGTAAAGGCAAATGAAGTTGGATATATTTCTGATTATACTGCATTAGATACAACTATTAGAGTAAAAGAAGGTTCTGATTATCTTACATTTGTAACCAAATCATTTGCATCGGGAGATGCTGGTAAGGGTACATTTAGTATATTATATGGAGGAGCTGTAACATCATCAAATATTGTAATAGCAAATGTTGCATCATCATCTGCAACAACAGCTACGGTTAGATTTAATAGATTTGATTATCCATATGTATCAGCAAGTGTATTATATAATATTCAAGTTTATCCATATTCATTAGGACCTGGTCATCAATATACATCTTCAATTATAGAAAGAACTCAAACATTTACTAAGAATGTTGCACCAAGTGGTTCTAGAAATGTAAATTTATCCGCAACATATCAAACTGTAAATTTTGATGAAGATGGAGTAGCGGTTACACCATCTCCTGATGAAAGTATTATATTAACTGCAAACGCATTTGGTACTACTGGTTCTGTTTGGTATGAGTTTTTTAAAAATGATAACACAACATCCGAAACAGGAATAATACCTGATAATTTCTATGAAGTTGTTCCCGGTGATGCAACAACACCTGGTGAAAATGCAACATGGACTGTTAAAATAAGAGATGGTAATAATTCTACATCTTCTCCAATTGTAGCACAAAGTTCTTTAACTATTTCTGGTATAAAAGCTGGAGCAAAGGCTTATAATGTATTAGTAACAAATGAAAACTCATCTGCAATATATAAAGTTTCTGGACAAATTACATTTGATGGAACTGGTACTAGAATTTTAGCAACAAAAGGAGATGTTCCTTTATTACATAAATCAACATTTAGTGCAACAACTAATGACCAATTTGGTAACCCTATTGGTTCTTTAGGAGAATATAGAGTTACAATAGAGCAAGTATCTGCACATATTCAAAATCATTTAGCAGGAGGGCTTATAGTAGGAAATGTAGTACCAACGGTTAGTAACGAAGCAAAGATAGGAGATATAACTGGTTGGGATTATCCTGAATCAAATCCAACAGCATTTATAGTTTATAAAGTTGATATTGAAAATGGAAGACAAGTTTTATATAAAACTCAATCATTTGCAATTCAATATGAAGGAAATACTGGACCTGGTATTGTAATGAGAGGTGAGTGGAGTGCATCGCTGGATTATATAGGAAGTGTAGAAACAACAAACTATCGTAGAGATGCTGTAATATATGGTACAAACCCTGTAACATTTTATGCATCAGTTAGTGGTAGTGGACCTAATACACATGATAATAATTCAGTATTGATAGGACCTCAAGCACCATCTGGTACAACAGCAGATACACCATATTGGCAATATTTAGGAACTCAAGAATTCTTTGTAGCAGCTAAGATTGCAATATTTGAAGAATCCTATGTTAAGAATACAATTAATATTGGTACTAAAGGTGGTACAAGTGCATTTGCAAATATTGTATTAGCTGGAGGACGTAATGACCCATATATGGCTATGGGACAAACAGGTACACAAGGTAGTAGTGGTGACCAAACATCAACGGGAGTTATTGGATATAATAGACCGGGAATATTTTTAGGTATATACGAAGATGGCTCTAATGGTACAACGGGAAGATTTTCAATAAAAGCAAGTGGTACTTCTGGTAGAGGTATGTATTGGGATGGTTCTCAATTAACAATTGTTGGTAGTATTAGGCAAGTTGAACCTGGACAAAATGAAGGAAGTTTAAGAGGAGCTTGGACTAGTGGTTTCACATATTATGCAAATGATGTAGTAACATATGGTGGTCAAAGCTGGCAATGTACATCATCCACATCTCATGTAGCAACAAATAATACTAACACATCAACTGGTTATCCTGGTGCAGGGCCTTGGAGTGTAGCTGCAGCAGCTGGTTCTTCTGGTACTGCTGGAACTGGTGGAAGTAGTGGTGTGAATGGAGCAACTGGAGCTCCCGGCGCTGGTGTAGTATATAGAGGTGTTTGGGCCGAATATGAGCAAGATGGCACAACTCCAAAAGATTACTTTAGAACATCAGATAGAATTGATATCGTTAAAGGTAGTAACAATCAATATTATATTTGTAAAACATCATACACACCAAATTCAGTAGATCCTGGTGGTACATCTACAAGACCTATTGATGGTGGTTCTTATTCAACTTATTGGACTTCATTTGGAGCAACATTTAGTTCTGTTGCAACTGGAATTTTATTAGCAGAAAATGCAACAGTTACAAGAGGATTAGTATTAGGTACTGAAGGTTCTTATAGTGGATTTTTAAGAAGTGCAAATGCAAATACATTAACATCTGGAACTGGTTTTTATTTAGATGTAAATGGTAATTTTAGATTTGGTGAAAGTGTTATTGCGGGAAATAACTATGTATATTGGAATGGTAGTCAGCTAGATATATCTGGTAAGATTACAGCAACCGAAGGAAATATTGGAGGATTTACTATTGCTAATAATGTATTAGCAGCATCTGGAAGTTTATTACAAATAGATACTCAAATTCCACAAATATCATTTTTTAGAAAAGGAGATTTATCATCTGCTAAAGTTGTATTAAATCCAAACGCATCTTTATCAGACCCATCAGCCGCAGCCGTATATGGTGCAAGTACTATGGATTGGACAGGTACTACATCGGTATCTGCTGTTGCTGGAACAACGGCTAATGTTGATACATATGTTATTACGGATGGTATTAGTGTTAAAGGTATAACTACAACAGATGGTAGTACGGTTACTAATTTAGTAGCAGGTGTAACCGATGTACAAGTTTATATTCCACAAACGGCATTATCTCAAACATCTGGAATTATATCAACTACTACTGCATATCCACCAAACTCACCAAACGGATATGGAGATACTTATTACTCTAGGTATCCCGGGTCAAGAAATTCAGCAGCAAGATGGTATGTTCAACTTTATGATTCCACAGGAACTACATTGATAACGGAAGCACAAGTATCTAGTGCGGAAACATATAGATACAGTGGGTATAGTTATACATATTATATATCCAGTCCAACGTACCCATATTATTGGACAGGACCTTATACAACCGGAGGTTCATCAACAATAGCATATGCTGGTGATATATCTGGAGGATATAAATCAACGACAATAAATGTACCATCAACAGGTCAATATAAAGTAGCATTGTGTTTAAGAGTAATTGGTGTAGCGGGTAGTATTACTGATTCTGTTGCAGCAACTACCACATATTACGCAAATACAGCAACGGCAACTCATACAATGAGTGGAGCTATTTCATATTCAGATGTTAAATTTAAAGGAAACGTAAACAAATCAGAAATTACAGGTGGTGGATTCCAAGTAGTTTCAAATGAATCATCATATGTAAGAATATCAAGAATTGATCCAGGCTCTTATTCATATAGTTCTAATATATTACAAACGCGTGGTGGTACTACTGATATTGGAGCTGGTGGAGCTAATTTAGCTGACCAATGGGGTAATGATGCTCTTTATAGTAATGGTGGTGGATATTTTACTGGTAGATTACGATGTGGTGGGGGTAATGGTGTTATAACAGCTTGGAAAGAAGTATTTAAAATTGATGGACCTTATGTAACAGCAATAGCAGACCAATATTACGCTACATTTTCAGCTAATTTATTACCATATGCTAATAATACTTGGGATTTGGGTAGTACATCAGTTGGCTGGAGAGATATTTTTACAATTGGAGCAGTTACAACTACATCTGATAGAACTAAAAAAACAAATATAACACCATCTACATTAGGATTGGATTTTATAAATAAATTAAATCCTGTATCATATACTATGATAACTGGTAGTCAAGTGTGGGAAGAGTTACCACCAACAATTACTGTATTGGAAGAGGAAGCTCAATATGATGGGGAATATGTTATAAAAGAAGCAATATATAAAGAAATCCCAAATCCACAAACTCCAGAAGTTATAGAAGTAATTCCTGGTAAAAGAACGCATTATGGATTAATTGCACAAGATGTTAAATTGGTTTTAGATGATATAGGATTAACTACAAAAGATTTTGCTGGATATGTAGCCGAAGACCCAATAGAACATACAAAATTAGGATTACGATATGAAGAATTTATATCACCTATGATTAAAGCAATACAAGAATTATCAGCAAAAGTGGATAAATTGGAAGCTGAAATAAGTAGTTCAAAAATTTAAAAACTATATATTTATATATATAAAATAATATATTATGGCACAACAAATTGAAAAAGTATCTCAAGATGTATTGGATAAAATCAATAAATCTCAAACTGAAGCTAATGCATTAATTTTTGAATTAGGTCAAATTTCTTTAAGAATTAGAGAATATAAAAATGAATTACAAAAATTAGAACAAATTAAAGTATCAATGGAGGAGCAATTTGATAATTTATCATTACAATTGGAAAACACATTAACCGATTTACAAAGAAAATATCCTAATGGTGAATTGGATTTACAGGAAGGAGTTGTAAAATTTGAAATACCTGAAGGAAAATAAATTTGGTAATTTCAAAATAATTTCGTATATTTGTTATATTAAATAATTTTAATGCGTAAAAAGTTACTTTATGTGGCACCCCACCTATCTACTGGAGGACAGCCACAATATCTATACAAACAAGTAAAAGAATTTATAAATGATTTTGATATCCAAGTTGTTGAAATAAACAATAGTGGGGGTGATGCATTTGTAGTTCAAAAAAATAGAATAAAATCTTTAACAATAGTTCATACTTTAGGGGAAGATAAATCTAAAATATTAGATATAATTGATGAATTTAAACCTGATATTATACACTTTCAGGAAATACCTCAATTTGATTTATCTTTTAATATTTTAGATAGAATCTTTAGAAAAGATAGACCTTATTTTATTGTTGCAACAACACATGGTTCTCTTACAACGGTATCCGATATTATTTATCATCCAGATAGATACGTTTTAGTATCTGAATGGAGTAGGCAAAGATTTGAAGGATTGGGAATTGAAACTGATTTATGGGAATACCCAATCGAAGAATATACTTTTGATAAAAAAGCTGCACAAAAAGAATTGGGATTAGACCCAACATGGAAGCATGTTCTTAATGTTGGATTGTTTGCACCTGGTAAAAATCAAGGTGAAATATTTGATGTAGCTAGGCAATTAGAAAAATATAAAATTAAATTTCATTTTGTAGGTAATCAAGCTGGAAATTTTGAACATTATTGGTTGCCATTAATGAAACATAAACCAGATAATTGTATAATATGGGGAGAACGTAATGATGTAGATATTTTTTACGCTGCATGTGATATGTTTTACTTTAGTTCTAAATTAGAACTAAATCCACTCTCAGTTAAAGAAGCTCTTTCATATAAATTACCTTCTATATTTAGAAAATTACATACATATTTAGATACCTACGATAATAATCCATTAGTAACATATATTGATGATGATATTAAGGCAACAAAAGGAATTGTATTAAATATATTAAAGCCTGAATTTAATGAAATACCAGGTTGGTTTTCATTTTCCGATGTATATGATAAAATGGTTAAAATCGCACCATTTAATTCAAATTTTGTTGAGATTGGTTCTTGGTTTGGTAAATCTACAAATTATTTAATTAAAAAAATATTAGAATCTAAAAAAGATATAAAATTTACAACTATTGATACATTTAAGGGAAGTGATGCATCTGAGTTAGATAGAGTAATTGTAAACGCACATAATAACGATATATTTTATGATTTTGTAGAAAATACAATAATATCAAATAACTACGATTCATTTGATATAATAAAAGATACATCATATAACGCATCTAAATTATTTCAAAATAATAGTATTGATTTTTTGATGATAGATGCTGACCATTCATACGAATCTGTAACAAACGATATAAGAACTTGGTTTAATAAAATAAAACCTGGTGGTTATATTGGTGGAGATGATTATGGAGTTTTTAGTTCTGTAACAAATGCAGTAAATGATTATTTTTATGGACAAGTAGAACAAAATTTTAGAAGTTATATTAAAAGAAAACCTCGTATTCAAATAAAACATATGTTGACAAGACCTAATGATGTTAGGGAACGAATCAGTATGGCATCTATAAAGCAATTACAAAAATATGGAATGGTATATCAACCAATTGTAAATAAAGTGTATGAAGATATACCACCGGCAGAAGGATGTAGAAGGCCTGAACATATATCTCCAACAAATACTCCAGGTGAACTACATCCTGGTGCTGGATTGGGATGGATAACTGGTAGACATTATGGATGTTATTTAGCACATAGAGGAGCATTGGAAAGTATGAGTGATGATTTTGATTATACATTAATATTTGAGGCTGATGCATTTATCTACACTGGTATAGAAGAATTTGTTGAGGCAATATATAGAGCATGTTTTATTTCAGAAAGAGATAATGTTCCATATATAAGTTTTGCAAATAATCCATCAAGAGCAAAAGAAAATATAGATGAACTATTTTCAAAAACTGCATTTAATCAAGACCTTGCACATTGTTATTTAATTCCAAATAGAGAAAAGCAATGGTGGTTAGATAGAATGGAAGATTGTGGATGGGATGTAGGTGACCTTTGGTATAACCATGTATTTTATAATCATCCAAGACCAAGATATACTACAAATAAAATGTATAGTAAGCAAGCAGAGGGATATTCTTTATTAGATGAAACAAATAAAACTTGGAGTTAATGATTTACGATAATTTGAAAAAAAATAAAAATAATATTGTTGAAGTTATAAACAAAGTAAATATTAACTTTGTTAGAGGACCTTTTGTAGAAATAACAGGACCAAAACCAGCCGAATATAAAGTTGAATTTATAGATAATAAAACTAATAAAATTCTTTATAAAAGCACAATTGGAAATAATTGTTGGTGTAAATGCAGTATAGAATATTTTGTTGATTGGAAAATAAAAATATATGAAAACGATAAAATATGGCATGAAAGTATTTTTAATGCTACCGATAAAAGAATTTATATTGCATTAGACTCTAAAGCATTAGGAGATTCATTAGCATGGTTTCCATATTTTGATGAATTTAGAAAAAAACATAAATGTAAATTAGTAGTTTCTACATTTATGAATGATATGTTTAAAGATGAATACCCAGAAATTGAATTTGTAACTCCTGGTACAAATGTTACTAATTTATATGGTATGTATTGCATGGGATTATTTTACAATGAAGATAGTACTATAAATGGATTAAAATCTCCAAATAATTTTAGAGAACAGACAATGCAAAAAATGTGTTCTGATTTATTGGGTTTAGATTATGTTGAAATTAAACCAAAAATAAAAAAAAGAAATATTGAAATTGATGAAAGTTTAAAACAAGTTTGTATTGGAATACATGGAACTGCACAATCTAAATTTTGGAATAATCCAACCGGATGGCAGGATGTGGTTGATTGGTTAAATAATAGAGGATATACTGTAAGACTTTTGTCAAAAGAGGGAGATAATTATATGGGAAATAAACTACCAAACGGAATAGTTAAACACCCAGAAGGACCTTTAGAATTGGTTATGGATGAAATGAGAAAATCTAAAGCATTTATTGGTATTGGTAGTGGATTGAGTTGGTTAAGTTGGTCTTTGGATGTTCCAACTGTTTTAATTAGTGGGTTCTCATATGATTGGGCTGAAATGCAAGATTGCATACGAATTGCGGCACCAAAAGGTAAATGCGAAGGATGTTTTAATAGATTGAGATTAGATGCTGGTGATTGGAATTGGTGTCCTGACCACAAAGGAACTGATAGACAATTTGAATGTACCAAATCAATATCATCTCAACAGGTGATAAAAGAATTAGAAAAGTTCTTATAAAAATAAAAAAAAGATATAGTTATATATACAAACAATTAAAATAATAATTTATGGCAGAGTTAGACAAAATTCCACAACAAACGCAGATTACAATTGAAACTGCTAAAATAGACGAGGATGTATTTAAATCATTAAACGATTTAAATAATCAAATCGGTCAATATGTAGGTAGATTTGGTGAAATTTATCTTAGAAAAAAGGAAATCCAAGAAGAAATAATCAGAATGGATGATACTTTAGAAAGATTGGAAGATGATTTTAGAAGTATGAACAATGAATTGAGAGAAATGCTTGATGGTATTGATGAAAAATATCCACAAGGTAGAATCAATTTCCAAGATGGTACAATACAATACCAACCAGGTGCACCAACTAGAAAACAACTAGCTGAGCAACAATCACAACAAGGTATGTAATTTGTAAAAGACTAATCTTTAATATTTATATGATATGAAAGGATTAGCAAAATTTTTAGTGGAATCAATATTATTGGAAGCGGCTCCGATAGACAAGGTAATAGTTGTTTATTCAGGCCGCTTTCAACCTTTTCATAAGGGCCATTACGCTACTTATGATAATTTAGTAAAAAAATTCGGAAAAGATAGTGTATATATTGCAACTTCTAATGTTACCGATAATAAAAAATCTCCATTTAATTTTAGTGAAAAGAAAGCAATAATGACAAAAATGTTTGGGATTCCCTCAAACAAAATTGTTAATATTCGTAATCCATATGCACCTGAGGAAATCCTAAATAAATATGATAAAGATACAACTGGTTTAATAGTTGTAGTTGGTGAAAAAGATGAAAATCGTTTGGGTGGTAAATATTTTACCCCATATAAAGGAAAAGTAGAAGAACCTTATTTGGATAGAGGATACGTTTATGCAGCACCCGCAACATCAAATCCTATTAGCGGTACTGATGTTCGTTATTGGTTAAGTGCTGGTAGTGAAGCAGAAAGAAAGAAAAATTTTACAAAAGCATATCCTAAGTTTGATGACCAAATTTTTAAAATGATTACTCTTAAGTTGAAAAAGCTTAAAGAATGTATCAATGAAGAAATTAACTTAAATGTAAAGGTTGGAGATACTCTATTGATGGGTAAATTCAAAAATAAAAAAGTATTGGTTAAAGATATTGGTAAGGATGAATGGGGAATGCCAACTATAAATGGTAAAAAAGCAGTAACATTTAGAATACCTAAGAAAGATGATTTAAAAGAATTTGCATTTGGAACTGGGGCAGCTGGTGCTGGTACACCTGCTAGTGGATTTCCTGGAGGAATTGGAACTGGATTAAGTTTACCATCCGGATATATAAATGGTTCACCAGACCCAAAGGATGTTAAAAAAACAGCAAAGAATTTAAAGAAAAAAGATGATGACCAATATGAACCAGTTGATGAAATAGCTGTACAAGCTGATAGAATACCTGGTGGGTTAGCAAAAGGTAAAACTTTAATTGATTTGGCTAAGAAGTGGGATGTTAAGGAATATTATGACCCAAAGCAATTTGCAGCAGAATATATTAAACCTAGATTGATGGCTGGTATTAAAGTTGAAATGGAACACACAACGGATGTTCGTATTGCAACTGAAATAGCTATGGACCATTTGTGGGAAGATTTACATTACTACGAAAAGCTATCAAAAATTGAAAACGAAAGTTTATTAGAATATAGTGGAGCTGATGCGTTTTATAATGATGGTAATACAGTAACTGGATATCAATGGAATCCTGATTGGGAAGATTATGATACTGCCGGATATTATACAAAAGATTTGCCAGGTTGGGCTAACTATCACGAAAAACCATCTGAGCACGAAATTAAAAGATTAAAAAATCAAGCTAAACTTCCTGTTGATAATCACGATGATAGTGTACACAAATATAATCGTACATTAAAGTATGATTATAAATTACCATCTGATTTTATAAAGGGCGATGGTAAGAGTACGGCTGGTACAACTGATGCATATCCTAATCAATACGATAACCAACCGGGAACTGATGAAAGAATCAATATGGACCCGAATGTTGATATTGATGGTGAGTTGATAAAAGATGAAGAAAGACATATTGCTAAAAGTGTAAAATTAAGAAACCCAATTAAAGAATCAATATTATTAGAAGGTGGGGCTTATGGTCATATGAATCATCCATTTGATATTGAAATGAATCTTACATTTGGTGATTTGAAAAATATTGTTAAAAAAGCACTTAATGGTGATTTAGAATTAGCAAGAGAAAAGACTGATGGACAGGCATTAGCAGTTAGTTGGGTAGGTGGTAGATTAGTTGCTGCTCGTAATAAATCTCACTTAAAGAACAAAGGAGCTGGTGCTATGAGTATAGGACAAGTTGCTAGTAAATTTGGTGGTAGAGGTGGATTAACCGATGCTTATAATTTTGCTATGCAAGATTTATCAAAAGCAATTTCTGGATTAAGTGAAGCTCAAAAGAAAAAAGTATTTAAGGATGGTGCATGTTTTATGAATTTGGAAGTAATATACCCAACATCAGTAAATGTAATTCCTTATGGACAGCCTTTATTAGTATTTCATGGTACATTTGAATATGATGATGCTGGTAATATAATAGGAGAAAATCAAGACGCAGCTAAAGTATTGGCTGGTATGATTAAACAAATTAATGCAGATGTTCAATCAAAATATACAATACAAGGACCACCAATGCAATCATTACCAAAATCAGATGATTTGGTATCTCACCAAGGAAAATATTTAGGAATGATTTCTAAACTACAATCTGAATTTGGATTAAAAGATTCAGATGGAGTGGCCGATTATCATCAGGCTTGGTGGACTAACTTTGTTGATAAGAATGCAAAGAAGTTAGATGCACAACAAAAATTAGGATTGGTTAAGAGATGGGCATTTGGTAATAAAACATTTAGAATAGCTGATATAAAAGATGATAAATTAAAAGCTTGGGCTGAGCAAATTGATAAGCAAGACCAACAAAAGATATCAAAACAAAATCTAATGAGATTTGAAGAAATATTCTTAGGTGTTGGAGCAGATGTATTATCATTTATGACATCAGTACTTACTGCAAATCCTGATTCTGCTAAAAAACAAATGGTAGCTCGTTTAAATAGTACAATATCTCAAGTAAAAGCAAGTGGTGACCCTAAGAAGATTGAAAAATTAAAATTAGAGTTACAAAGATTAAATGCTTTGGGTGGATTTGATAAAATTGTACCAAATGAGGGTATTGTATTTGTATATGGAGGTAACACTTACAAATTAACAGGTGCATTCGCACCGCTAAATCAAATTTTAGGTATTTTCTTCGATAAATAATCGTTTTCTTTATTTTGATATACTTATATATACAAATATATCGTATATAATATGGCAAAGGAATTTAAGAAAAAATTTATGCATCCAACTCGTAGAAAGTTGGTTGATATGGTAATGCATGGTGCAGAGTATGAAAAAGATGCATTTATTTCATTTGCAGGAGCAGATAAACAAAAAGTAAAAAGAGAAATTGGTGAAAAGTGGACTGATGAGGATGGAAAGACTTATGAGCAATTAGAAGCAGGTAAAATACAAATATCAGATTTAGGTGATATTATGGCTGAGACTAGAGCTTATTTAGATAAATTAAATAGCTGTAAAGCCGAAGATTGTAAAACAATAAAATTGGGTAGAGTTGATAAAAAATTAATATCTAAGACTGGATATTGTTTACATTGTTTAACAAAAAAAGAAGCAAAAATTAAATATGATGGACTTTGGCAAGAGTATGAAGATTATAAAATATATTCAAATATGATTGACCATGGTAAAGATGTGATTGCACAATTTCAACAAGCATATAATGATGCTAAGCAGGAATATGAAGTTGTTAATGAAGATGGTACTATTGAGAAGTGGAGTATGGAAAGAGATGTTAATGAATTAAAAGCAGAAATATTAACTGATATTACTAATTTTGAAAAAGAAATTGAAGAAGTTACAAAATTAAGAAATGCGGCTTATGAAAAACTAAAATATAAAAATTACGATTTAGTTAAAGCTCCTAAAGATTAATATGAGTACTGGTATAACACAAAAGAAATCTTTAAAAGATATAATTGCAGAAGAATACAAAAAGTGTGCGGTAGACCCAATTCACTTTATGAAGAAGTATTGTATGATTCAGCATCCGGTGAGAGGTAAGATACCATTTCACCTTTTCCCATTTCAGGAAAGAACACTTACTCAATTTAAAGATAATAGATTTAATATAGTATTGAAATCACGTCAAACTGGTATCTCAACCCTTTCGGCTGGTTACGCACTTTGGAAAATGATATTCAATACGGATTTTAATGTGCTGGTTATTGCAACTAAGCAAGATGTAGCAAAGAACTTAGTAACTAAGGTGAGAGTAATGCATGAATTACTTCCTAGTTGGCTTAAAGGAGGTTCTTTGGAAGATAACAAACTTTCCCTTCGTTTACAAAATGGCTCTCAAATTAAGGCTATTGCTTCATCTCCTGATGCAGGACGTTCCGAAGCCTTATCACTTCTTATATTTGATGAGGCCGCCTTCATTGATGATATTGATGAGATTTGGGTGGCAGCTCAATCTACATTATCAACGGGTGGTAGTTGTATTGCATTATCTACTCCAAATGGTGTGGGTAATTGGTTTCACCAAACTTGGTTAGGGGCTGAGGAAAGTAGAAACCCATTTAATACAATACGATTACATTGGACCGTACATCCTGAAAGAGACCAAAAATGGAGAGATGAGCAAGAAAAACTATTAGGACAAAAGAAAGCAGCTCAAGAGTGTGATTGTGATTTTGTATCTTCTGGTGAAACTGTAATTGAACCCGAAACTTTAATGTTTTATAAGGAAACATACATACAAGACCCAATTGAAAAAGGTGGATTTGATGGAAACCTTTGGAAATGGGAACATCCTGATTATAACAAATCATATATGGTTGTGGCCGATGTGGCTAGAGGCGATGGCGCCGATTATTCTACGTGTCATGTAATTGATATAGTCAATTCAGTTCAAGTGGCTGAATATAAAGGTAGAGTTGATACAAAAGATTTTGGAAATTTCTTAGTGGCACTTTCAACTGAATATAATGATGCTTTACTTGTTATAGAGAATGCAAACATTGGTTGGGCAACAATTCAGCAAGTAATTGATAGAGGATATAAAAACTTATTCTATATGAGTAAGGATTTAAAATATATTGATATTGAACATCAGATGACAAATAGATATAGAGCTGAAGAAAGAGGATTGGTAGCTGGTTTTTCAACCACATCTAAGACTAGACCTTTAATTATATCTAAATTAACTGATTATTTTAGAGAAAAATCAATTGTAGTTCGTTCTTCTCGTTTGATAGATGAATTATTTACATTTATCTATATGAATGGTAGAGCTGAAGCAATGAAGGGTTATAATGATGACTTAGTGATGGCATTTTCAATTGGATTATGGGTAAGAGATACTGCACTTAGATTAAGACAAGAAGGTATTGATTTAACTAAAAGTGCGGTTGGTGGTATATCATCACATACTTATAATGGCATATATGGTGGCGGTAGCGGAATGGATGATAACCCTTGGCAAATGAAAGTTGGTGATGGATTTGAAGACTTATCCCAGTGGTTGTAGGGTTTTGATAAATTACGATATTTATGTTATATAATGTCAAAATAGGATTTTTGTAGAAATTAATAATAAATTATGGCAGAGCAAGAACAAGACGATAGAAGTTTTTTTGGTAGGTTAAAGAAGTTATTCTCAACCCAAGCGGTTGTTACTGTTGATAAAGATGGTAAACGTAGGGTTGTTGATACTGATGACCGTCAGATGAATACAAACTTCGTAAATCTTAGAGATAGATATACAAAGTTACAAAGGTCTTATTACGAAACTCAAACGGGCGCTCAATCAATGGCGTACCATCAAGTTCGTAGAGAATTATTTAGAGATTATGATGCTATGGATAATGACCCAATTATAGCATCTGCATTAGATATATACGCTGATGAATCAACAACTAAAAATGAATATGGTGATGTATTAAACATTCGTTCTAAGAATGAGAATGTAAATGCATTACTTCATAATCTTTTTTATGATGTTATGAATATAGAATTCAATTTATGGCCTTGGGTTAGAAATTTGGTTAAATATGGTGATTTCTTTTTAGCATTAGAGATTGCAGAAGGTAAAGGTATTGTTAATGTAATGCCATATTCAGTTTATAATACTGAACGATTGGAAGGTACTGACCCTGGTAATCAAAATTATGTTAAGTTTAAAACTGAAATAGATAGATTTGGTAAAAAAGAATATGAGAACTATGAAATGGCTCATTTTCGTTTATTATCAGATACAAACTTCCTTCCTTATGGTAAAGCTATGATTGAAGGTGGTCGTAGAGTTTGGAAACAAATATCTTTAATGGAAGATGCTATGATGATTCATAGAATTATGAGAGCACCTGAAAAAAGAATATTTAAAATAGATATTGGTAATATCAATCCTACTGAGGTTGATAACTATATGCAAAAGATTATTAACAAAATGAAAAAAACTCCATTTGTTAATAAAGATACTGGTGATTACAACTTAAAATACAATATTCAAAACCTTACCGAAGATTTCTTTTTACCTGTTCGTGGTGGAGATAGTGGTACGGCTATTGAAAATTTATCTGGATTAGAATATACAGCAACGGAAGATATTGATTATTTAAAAGCTAAATTATTTGCAGCACTTAAAATACCTAAAGCATTCTTAGGATATGAGGAAGGTATTAGTGGTAAAGCAACTCTTGCAGCTCAAGATGTTCGTTTTGCTAGAACTATTGAAAGAATACAAAGAACAGTTGTTAGTGAATTTACTAAAATAGCAATTGTACATTTAGCAGCTCAAGGTATAGAAGATGCTGAAATGACAAATTTTGAATTAAATCTTACTAATTCATCTACAATATATGAGCAAGAAAAGGTAAATCTATGGAGTGAAAAGACTAGATTAGCATCTGACCTTAAGAATTTAAATATGTTATCTACCGATTGGGTATATCATAATGTATTTACAATGAGTGAAGATGAGATAGATGTTGAAAGAGCTAAAATGATATTAGACCTTAAAGACCGTTTCAGATATACTTCAATTGAACAGCAAGGACAAGACCCAGCTAATCAACCACAACCAACAAACGTTGAGGAAGAAATTGAAAAGATGAAGCAGGAAATAAATGATAACGATAAGGGTGGTAGACCAAGAGAAGGAAATACCTATGGTAAAGATAAACATCCGCTAGGTAGAGACCCTTTGGGTAACAAAGAAAATGAGGCAGAGCGAAAAAGAGAGAAGAGAATGGAATCAAACATGAAACTAGCAAAACAATATATAAACAAAATTTCAGAAAAAAAGAAGATTTTGGTGGAAAAAACTGAAAATTCAAGTCTTTTAGATGAAAAAAATATATTAGATGACACCAAATTTTAATAAACATTAAAAAGTTTATATTTATATGTGTTAGTTTATAGACGTAGGTTAAATATAGGGCAATAAATGAAAAAAATAAAACATTCCAAGGTTAAGAATACTGGAGTGTTATTTGAGCTTTTGGTAAGACAGATAACATTAGAGGTACTTAATGGCGATAAAACTGAAAACGCTAAAAACATAGTAAAAGAATTCTTTGCAGCAGGCACTGAATTAAATAAAGAATTACGTCTTTATGATTTACTATTAAAAGAAAAATACAATTCAGAATCAAAAGCTGAAATGTTTGTTGATACTGTATCACAAGCTCATTCTAAATTGAATGAAACAAAGCTTTCAAAAGAAAAATACAATCTTATTAAAGAAATTAATTCAAAATTTGAATTAGAACAATTTCTTTCATCTCCTATAACTAACTACAAAGTATTAGCTTCAATATATAAAGTATTTGAATCTAAAAAGTCTGAAAATTACGATATTAAAGATGTATTTAATTCCAAAGTAACCCTTATTGAAAATATTATTTCAAGACCTGCAGTTGCTAAAACTAACAAAACGGATGATACTAAATTAATTGAATCGTATAAGCAGCAAGATAAAGATTTAAGATTATTAACTTATAAGATTCTTGTTGAAACTTTTAATAAAAAATATACTAATTTAGATAATAATCAAAAGAATTTATTAAAAGAATATATTAATAATATTTCTAATACATCTAAATTTAAAGATTATTTAGCTGTAGAACTTCCAAAAATCGTATCTGAATTAAAATTAATTAAATCTAAAATCCAAGATAAAGTAACTACTATCAAATTATCTGAAACTATTTCTGTTTTAGAAAAAATGAAAGTTGGTAAAACTGTATCTGATAATCAAGTTTCATCTATAATGCTTTCTTATGAGTTAATCAAAGAATTAAAATCTAAGGTAAATGGAAAATAGATTAAAAGAAATAATCAGAGGTATTGTTAAAGAAATTCAAGAAGAAAAAGATTTGGATGAAATGACTGGTACTGGTGCAGTTGCTGGATATAATACTCCTAACGCATTTTCTAAACCAGGTCAAAGTGCAAAGAAAAATCAAAGATTGGCTAAAGTTAGTGGTGGTGAGGTAGTAGATGATTTAGAAGAAGCTAAAGTATTAAATCTTAAGCAAGAAAAAGAAAAACCAACATCGGTTAAAGATATTAAAGATGATAAAATTGCAGATGTGAGTGGTATGGAAGTTGCAAAAGATGGTTTACATTTAGCAGAAAATCGTTGGTTAGCAATTAAAAATGAAGAAGGTTCTCCTAAAGCTAAAATGAGTAGAGGTGTTGCTTCTATCAAACAACAATTAGGTGAAGTGGAAAAATTTGTAAACTGGTATTCTAAAATAAAAAATGAGAATGGAGTTAAAAGAGGAGATTATTATAAAAGAACTCACAAAAGTTTACATAAAATCAAAGAAAGATTAATGAATCTTTCAGAAAAAATAAGAACATTATAATATGAGCACATCAATTACAAAAGAAAGACTAAAAGAATTAGTTAAAGAAGTAATGACAGAAGAGTCTGAATATCAGGCTTTTTTCGCTAAAGCATTAGCAAAAGCTGGTAAAAGTATCAACGATATGTCTGATGAAGAAAAGAAAGCATTTTTTAATAAAGTAGATACCGCTTGGAATGGTAAGGGTGAAAAGAATGAAGAATTGACAGGCGGACAAAAGAAATTGGATGTTGATAAAGATGGTGATATTGAAGCAGATGATTTAGCAGACTTAAGAGCTGATAAAAAAAACGAAGCAAGAGATGCTAATGGTAATGAATTTCCTGAAATGGATGATGTTAAAGCAGCTGTTAAAAAAATGATTCAAAATAACGATGTTGAAAGACTTTTAAGAAATAAAGTGATTGCTTATTTACAAAAGGAAAAAGGATTTACTGGAGCTGGTAATACAAACAGTAGTAGATTATATGATAAAGTAATTAATGATTTACTTAAACACTAAGAATTAGAATAAGAATGAAGAATCTTTTAATAGAAACAAAATTATTTGAGGGTAAGGTACAAGAAGATGAAGGTGGAAGAACCATTGTAAAAGGCATTCTACAAAGAGCTGGTGCTGAAAACCAAAACGGAAGAATATATCCAAAAGAAATTTTAATGAGAGAAGCTAAGAAATATGAGCAATTCATTAAAGAAAGAAGAGCATTAGGTGAATTAGACCATCCGGATTCTACTGTTATTAACTTAAAAAATGTTTCTCATAATATTAGAGAAATTCATTGGGAAGGTGATGATTTATGTGGAACTGTTGAAGTTTTATCTACACCATCTGGTAATATCCTTAAAGAATTATTAAAAGCTGGTATCTTATTAGGTATTTCATCAAGAGGTATGGGTTCTACTAGACCTTTAAATGGTAATAAAGTAGAGGTACAAGAAGATTTTGAGTTGATTGGTTGGGACTTTGTTTCAAACCCATCTACACATGGTGCATTTATGGTACCTGTAAACGAATCGGTTAATAGAGGTTTACAACAAATCGGAACTGATGTTTGCGGAGAATTCTGTAAAGCACAAGACTTAATGAGAGAAATAATAACTGAAATAGCATAAGAATGGCAAAGAATTTTGATATATACGATTTCGTACACAACAATAAGATAACTTTAAAAGTTGAAGCACCAAAGGGTACTACAATATCTAAAGGATATAACGATATCCGCAAGACTAGCTTAAATGAAGTAAAAATAGTTAATGGTAAGTTCAGCTTAGCTGAAAACTTAAATGATGGTGATAGAAAATTATCACCTGAAGTTAAAAAGCATTTCTTAGAAATTATTTCAACTTATAATACTTTCCAAGACCAAATGAAGCGTAAAAGTGATATGACTGAAGTTGCAAATACTTTAGGTGCTATTGTTGAAGCGGCAAAGGAAATGACGTTAAGAGAAAGTGGTGATTGGTTTGATAATGTGACTGTAAAAAGAAATATGCAGGAATTAGATAAATTGGGTAAATCATTTGATAAGTTCGCTGTAGAAGCAAAAGCAATGGATGAAAGATTACATTCTTTATATGAGGATATGGGTCACATCTTAAATAGATATTACGAAATTGCTGATATACCTGAAGATACAATGAAGGAAAGATTAGCAATGAAAGATGAAGCTATGAAACCAGCAATTCCTTATAAATTGGGAAATATGGATTTAGATAAAACAAAAATTGCTGGACAAAGTATTCATTTTATTTTATCTCAAGGAGAAAAACATCATTTATATAAAGCAGCAGTAGCAGCATTATATAAAGCAGGATATAAGTTTA